GTGCTGGCGAAAGTAAGTCTGCAATACCCTTGTCGATGCTTACCAGGCTTTGTATGATCGCGCTGGCGTCCACATCTTGAGCACGTGTTACGGCTAGGTTGCCAAAGGGAGAAGGAACCCCCTGTGCGCCTGTGGCGAAGCCGAACTTCTGATTTCTATCGCCACCACCACCGAATAAGCTACCAATGCCTGCACCCCCCAGGGCACCCAAAGCCAGCCCTAATGGAATACCCGCCTGGCCCAAACCTGTCATACTGCCTAAAATTATTCCGCCGTAAGTACCAGCGGCACCACCAAGTAATCCGCCCGCAGCGGTTGGACCTACTATCTGAGATAACCCATAAGCCCCCATAGCAGCAGCTGCACCACCAAGGAGATACGGCGATAAACCACCGGCCAATGCACCACCCGCTGTACCTGCAGCAGCACCAGTACCAGCCGTAGCGGCACCACCTCCGAGGAGACCGAGGCCACCGACACCACCAGATAGGATCGAAGGGCGGAATACCATCAATGCCGTAATCTCGCCAGCCAGCCTTGCCATGATGTCTTTTATGGCCGATGCTAGATCATCGAAAGATGTTACCCCGTTTCTATATATTTCTGTAAACGTATCGCCAAACGAACGCTGTATATTTTCCGCTGCCCGTTCAAATGGCGCTTGGATCTCTTTTGCCGCATCCTCGGCAGCTTCTTGCTGGGCTGCCGCCGCTTCGGCATCTTCCAGCCTAGCGTCTTTTATATCTTTTATGGCATCAGTCGCTTTCTGCGTTGCCCTGACTTCCTGGATGATTGCATCTGCTTTAGCCTTCGTTAGATCGGTGCCGACACCGCGCAGTGCATTTTCAATCTCCAGTTCTGCATTTAACGCCTTAACAGCTGCTTCACCTTTCTTTTCAGCTTTGGCTAATCGTTCTTTCTGATCCCTAGTAACCTTTAATTTATCAATATACTTCTCTATTATTGTTAATTGTTTTTGTGCTTCCTTGTCACCACCTTTACCAAAATCTACGCCGGTTAAATCTTCAGGCTTGATTTCTCTTACTTCCTCTATTTCCTTCTTAATATTCTCTATCCCTTCTTGCCATTCTGCATGTTCTTTACGTGCTTTCCTCAAGTCCTCTTGTAATTTATGACTTGATATAAACCCTCGAACTCCAGTGCCCCCTGCCTCTTTATCCTCAAGCTCTATGACTAGCCGCCTTGCTTTCCTCGCTTGTATACGTGCTTCAACTTTGTCTTGCTCAAGCATTTTCAATGTCACGAAAGCCTGACTCTTGCCAAGATTAACCAATTTCTCTCTTAGACCTTCCGCACGGTCCTCTTGAACTTCAGTGCGTCTATTCCAAACCCACAACGCACCAGCAGCCAATGCTATAACACCAGGCAAACCACCAAAGATTGCTAATAACGAGTTAGCTCTACCTAAAAACGACAAAGGTATTGCCGCTTTTAATGCGGCATTGTATTTTCTTGTTGCACGTTCTATTCTATTCGTTGAGTTTACAATCTCTTTCTGCTTTTTACCCCATTTCCCTACAGCGAAGATATGCCTGGTTGTAGTAGCTAATTCTGCCTGTCTTGCCGTAACGAGAGCTAATGTTGCTTTAGTGGCTTCTATCTTTGCCGCTACATTGGCTTTTAATGCAATTGTATCTGCTACAGTCGCAACTGTTGCACCAATGATTGCCTGCACTAGACGCACACCAATATAACCTGCAAGGGCTAATACACTATCCGCCACTGTATCCAGGTTTTTAGCTAGTGATCTTATTCCTGATGCCAAACTTCCAGTAACATTAAATTCTTCATTTATGGCCCCAGTGAATGCCTGAAACTCATTTCTCAATTCAAACAAAGCGCGCCCAACAGTATCAGGAATCTTTGCTGCATCTTCAGCAACCCTGCGGGAAGCATTGTTAATGGCAGTTACCATTACATCGGCAGTTATTTTCCCCTCTTCGGCTAATTTCCTGAATTGCCCTAATGTAATGTCATATTCATCTGTAATCGTCTTAACGATTACTGGCACCTGTTCCATCACAGATCTTAGCTCTTCACCACTCAGCCTTGATGAAGCGATTGCCTGCGATAATTGAATCATTGCCGCTGTTGATTCTTGTGCGGAAGCACCACTGATCAGGGTTAATCGCTGGATGGTTTGGACAAACTTTAGAACATCCTGTGTTGTAGCACCGATGTCTTTTCTGACTCGTTGTGTCCGAATAAACAGCTTAGCCGCCGCTTCCATGGACACGCCAACTTCATTGGCTGAAGCCCTTAACGACTCCATGACAAACTTCTGTTCTTCAAGACTGTCGGTTACAGTTCTTACCCTGGCATTAATAAGCACAAATTGATCAGCAACATGAACAAGCCCTCTTGCTGATTCAACTATACCTACACCGATTAACAGATTACGCATCTGCCGCAATGGACCTAATGTTTTGGCAAGTTGCTTTTCTAAGCGTTTGGATGCTGTCTCAAATTGTCTTGTGCTACGAGTGGCACGGCCACTACCTTTGTGGAAGTTATCAAGATCCTTATTAGCCTTCCTTACCTCCTTGGAATCAACCCTGATACCTAACAGTGCAAAGTCAGTCATTCGCTTTCGCCATCACCGATAAATACAATCTATCCAACCGTTTTAAAATACCAACCTCAAACACTGTTGGCGCTTGTCTTGTTAAATTTGACCATGCTTTTATTTCTGAATAAGTTATCGGACTCATACCAAAACCCGTATTAGCTCTCGATCCTGTCAAGTCCAGAAACCATGACCAGATGTGAACTAATGCTTGAGGACATTCTTTATCAGGCATTAAATCAACACCCTTATGCTTTTCGACTTGTCGATAATAAGCGCCTTTATTTGACTTACCGACAGGACGCGCCATATCAAATTCTGATTCCGCGAAATCTTCTAATGCAAGAATCAGATCATCAAAAAATTTGCCCTTTCCCCTATAAACTCATCCACCTGTTCTCGAACCCAGGGGAAACGCTCATAGAGCGCTTTGGCATTCTCCTTTGAAAAATGATAGGCAAATCCATCCACCTCAAAATTATCAGACCAGCTCACTGTACATGCGGCTAATACTTCTATCGTTTCCAGTTCAAGTTGTTCTGCCGTAATCTTGAACTTGTTTTTCCGTGATAGCCGCTTATTGGTAATCACTCTTTGCGAAGCGCGATACTCATCACTATCAATGCCCAGCAATGAAAAAGTCACGGGAGCATTATCACCACCCAGCAACGGAACCTCATTCGCTGGGTGCATGATTGTCAATATTGAACTGGCCTGAGTTTCAAGATTGGATAAATCCATATTAGACGTTACTCCGCTGAATCATCATGGAATTACTCGTATCGGAATCCACCAGTGCCTGGAATGGCATGGAGATATTTATCGGCCCCTGCTGTGGAGGATCAATATCACCACCCATATATTTCACATTGCCGAAATGGAACCGCATAAAATCCGTTCCGTTAAGATCATCCAGCTTCAAATCAATGCTGGATGCAGTCTCATTCACGAACTTATTGATAAGAACTGCGTCTTCAAAGAATGCAGTTAACGTACCTGTAATAATCGCATCACCTTCAAACACCGCCGGAGAGGTAACAGCACCGACAACACCTTCAACCGTCCTGTTGTTGGCAACCTGGAAATCAATACCCGTAACCACGGCAATCTCGCTTCCGCCTTCGTACAATGTACCCTCAAAGGCTGAGAATGGTTCATTCGTTGCAGCCGCTTCTGGCGTATCATCAATACTCGAACCAGCCAAGGCTGCAGCAGTCATACCGACAATATCAAACGTCCCGCCAACAATCTGTTCAGGCTGAATGCTCAGCGACATCTGATTGATCGCACAACCAGTAAAAGTCTGATATTGAGTGATATCGGTAAACTGGCGCTCGAATGTATAGGTCTTGAGATCAGTACCTATTTCTAGCTGCTTACCTGTCAGATCGAACTGATTACTACCAGCAGCTTCATCGACAATAACTGTTGCCGCTGTACCATCCACATTGGTAACAGTGATTTTGTCAGCAACAATAGTGGCAATTCGGAACTGAGCGTTATTACTCGTGCCAGGGGTATAGCCTGTCACATCAATAATGTCACCAACCGTGAAGCCAAGCGTATACCAATCACTTGACGATAGCGTAAACGAATCATCGGAAGCGAGGGCTGCTGCGCCAACAACACCCGAACCGAGAGGAGCCCAATCATTTGCCAAGGCACCTTCAAGCATATCGTCATAGGCTTCCAGGGATAGCTCAAACCCAGGACTGCCAACAACCTGATGGAAGCCATGCCTGACTGTCGCAATCTGCCTGTCGGCACGACGCTCGTTGGACTGCAAAGCGTTTTTCGTAAGATTAATGTTACGGTTTGTGGTCCGCAAAGTGTATAAAGTCGAACCTGGAGTAACCCCTTGGGTAACTTCCTCGACGTATACAAGACCGACCGTAGCGCCGGATGCTAATGTCATGCTGAATTCCTCTTAAATTAAATAAATGAATGCGCCCGCCATTGAATGCGGACTGGGACGTAATACCAGGGATGTTCCGTGAATCCTGGCTCTCTTACAGAAGAGATTATCGAAAGGTTGTTTGCTAAACTACCTGGAGGTTCAAAGATTGCCTTAATGTCGTCAGCTAACCCTTCGGCATCTTCTGTTCCCGAATTGACCGGATACACCACATCATAAGAGACGAATCCTGTACCCTCAATTATATCTTGAGCCGCTAACCGTTCAGGATCTGGATAGTAATATTCTCGAATCCACGGCGAATTATTTGTCGGTTGAAAGTTTCTGTTTTCCCAAGCTAACGCAGTTGGTAATCCCGAGACAGTTAATAACCTTGTCCTCAGTGCTTGACGAACAGCCACATGATCAATCATGTATCAACACCCTGAACCATAAATCTGTGACTAAGCAGACCTTCAAAATCATCATTAAGTACTACTTCAAGTTTTTCACTTGAGCCAAGATGAACATCGATGCCGGATTTTGCAAACGTCCACCGGACCACTAACAGTTCGTTACCACTACCCCAGGATTTCACGTCCACGTCATAACATAGAGCGCCCCATTCAGCGTTTGTCTTAATGGGAACCCCATCAGTCAGATCGTTAATCACGCCATCACCATTGGATACACGCACCACAATACCGGGATCTAAAGCTGTTGCGAGATTTCCGTATTCCTGTGCCTGCATACCGGTTGTGTCATAAGCGCTGATTATAAGTCGCGCAATGTCATAAGTGCTTCCGGCAGGAGGAGCAATAAAAAAGATTTCCTCAGCCCCCGAATAGTCACCATTTGCGTTTTTAGTCCCCGAGCCGTCCCCCACGGTATCAAGATATCGGGAAATCATTTTAGCCATTGGCCTATACTCCTCGTCTCACTTTCCTTATTACCTTTTCGGCAATAGCTGGAGCACGACTTAATGTTATGTCAACCATTCTAACCGGCTGCCAACCATGCGGATTTGTATTTATGATTGAAGCTACATACCAATTATTCGTGAGATAAACAGAATCGCCTTCTTCGACTTTTGCAATGACTCGCTTAGCCGAGGCAATGGTTGCCCGACCCGTCTTGTCCTTCCTCTTGACTTTGCCTCTGGCTGGCCTATTCCTGCGTGCCCGCCAGCTGCCTTTTGTCCTGCCAGTCTTTGCGGGGGTTAATTCAACAAGTGTTCTAAACAACTCTGTAGAGACAAGTTTGACAAAATCTGCTTCTTGACCTATGACTTTATCAGTCCATTCGTGTACATCGTCTTCAAAACTCATTGCTTCACGTGGAACATATAGGAAAGGACGCTTTCACCAATACGCTTAGTCTGTATAGCTTTTACAATCCAAACTTCGCTATTAATAATAAGCGTGTCAGTTTCAATATCGGGGGTAATCGATAATCCCTGCGCGGGAACGCCTAACATTCTGTCACCTGACTCAATCGAATCAGGACTCAAATTTGCCTTTTGGAATTTGATGTCTTTAATCGTGATTGGATAATTAGTCACCGTATTTGCTGCTTGTGTCCCTGCCTCTGGATCATAAGCACCCTTTGTTGTTCTTCGTAGAATAGCTGATTCGCCGATTCTGTTACCAAGACAATGGGCTGTTTGTGCAACAAACGTCCAGTCACTCATGCACCCAAGACTCTCCAAGGATTTAATAACTGTTTAGCTGCCATTGGGATAGCTTGACCTGAATATGATCCTTGCCAAACATCCACAACTTCCTCAGTCCTCAAGGTTCCATCCCGGCATCGTGAGTAATACCACGCCTTTACCACCTCGATAGCACCTTGCTCTATATCGTAAGGCAAATTTCTTGTGCCTGAATGGTTTGGCAAGACATAACCTGCTGTGTACGTAATTTCCCAATCAGGGGTCCCAATGTCATCGCCTAACGTATTCAGTGTCCATTTATTCTCACGCAGGACAGTTCCAATACCATGCCGCTCTATTTCATATTCATCGGCATCAATCGTATCGCCTTCGTAATCAACCTGATCAATCGTGACTAATGGTGTACGCTCCAACATCAACCGCGCAGTACCGGAACCTGGAATCGTTTCCAATACCTGTTCCTTGGCGAACACCCGCCTACAATACTGATCACAAGCAGAACTCGCCCTCAATATAAGAGTGTTAAGCAAAGTATCCTGTTCTAACCCTCCGATATTTAACAACGCTTTAACGTCTGCTAATGTAGTCAGAAGATAGTCAGTAGCTGGTGCTTCAACTGAAATGGTCATGCTTCAGGATTCTTCCTTGGCCGCCCGCGAGGCCGTTTTACTTGCTTAGGTTCAACAGCCGTCTCGATTGGTTTAGCAGTAGCCTTAACCGGTTTGGCAGGAGGCTCGACCGGTTCATCAGTCGGCTCTATAATGTCGCGCTTTAACAGCATATCTGCGACATTCGGTTGAGGCTGAATCACAGCACCAATGTCATAATAACCATATCGACGTTTCAGCCGATACCACTTATGCGCCAAATTCGTCCTTGTCCTTGGCCTGATCCTGCTTGTTAATTTATTCATCGGTTTATCTCACTAGGTTTCCCGGACTCATCATAATCCGTTAATGTTTGATACATTGGTTTTAAGTCTTTACCAGGCCAAGTAACCAACTCCTGCAGATGGCCGACTACTACACGTGGAGCTAGATACAGAGTCTTCCCGCAGGCTTTCCATTTTGTCCAGAACTGAATATCGGCATCGACCTTGCCATCACGCCACCGTCCATCATCATTCGGCTGTGAATCCATCCATGGGTGAGGATGATTGCGTAATGTCTCTGATCTGAATATCGTTAAGCCGAAATGACCTGTGGCTACCGGGAACAGATGCCTGCTCAACTGATAATCGGGTAGGCTGAGAACATGGCTACCGTCATCAGCACGCAGGCCAAACAGCGCATGGTCACTCCCCCGCTTACTTTGCAGTGCGCAGATAGCATCAGCCCGTGGCTCGGCTTCCATCAGCCGATATAATTCCAACACATCGGCATAGCTAAACATCGTGTCATAGTCACAACTGATAACATAACGTGCAGTCTCGCTATGCGTCTCAAGTAAATCACTGATAACCTGATGCCAATAAGCACCACCAGCTATCTGGTAAGGCACACCCGCCCTGCCGAATGCTGTCATCGCACATCGGAAGTGGGCCACTGGCCCGAACCGTGGTGCTGAAAGTATTGCCGTAACACCCTTGCATTTAGTCTGACCCCCAGATGGCTTATACCCGCCGACATTCAAACTAACGGGCATTGAAGCACAATCCTGTAGTTCAGAATCCCATCGGTGCAACCGTTCAAGCCCAACCTCTATGAATACCTCTTCAAGGACTTCTGCATCAAAGGCACATTTATGATAATCGTTTTCGTCAACCTGCCCGCCGAGCAGATACCCCTGGATATTGATCGGCTTGCCGTCCAGATATTCCCTGGCAATATATTCAAGATCAGGAACCGCTACCCGCAACCTACCACCAGGTTCCAGCTTGCTAACCCAGTGCCGAACTACATCCAACACCTCTCGATGTGAGAAATGCTCAAGCACATGGCTGGCACGGATTTCATAGATTGAGTTATCTGGATAGTCAAGGGGATAGACTTCCTTCCCATTCAAGCGGTCAATAGATATGTACCCTTCGACCGGATGGGCACCTGCACCGAGATCCAGACGTATCAACGGGTCCATATCGGGTCCAGCATTCCGCCCTTACCGACTTTCCCATCATAGAACTGAAACGTTACAGCTTCATATCCACCTGGGGCGTGCATTGCATAGATGCTGTTGTCTTCTATCTCGAACAAGGGAAAGTATTCAGCCCTTACAAAGATAGCATTAAATTCTGTTGTGGCGACTAACTCGTAGCCCTTCGCTTTGCCAAGTTCAACCATGGCGCGAAGACTGGAACCTTTCTGAACTGAAACATCATTATCCTGAACATAAAATACGTTGTTTTGCATGGAGGGATTAAACTCGATACAAACAACTCTGGGCCTATATTTCACAAGCGAATCCCAGATATGATAATCCGTTCCATCAACATCGATCGAAAGGAAATCAAAATCTTCCGGGACGCACGAAGCATCAATAATGCTATCCAGCGTCGTCACCTCGTCGACTAAGGCATTAACAAGCGCGACACGATTGAATGAATCTTTGTCTTTGTAACATTCAACTAATGACTGAAACCTGACCCTGTCACCTTCTACAAGTATCCCGCTCCAGTTTTCATTATTAATTAATACCCAGCTATTTGAATACGTCAGCCCATCAGACGCACCAACATCGCAGACAATTGAATGCTTTACTCCGATACGCCGGAATATCTCGGCAAAGATTCCAT